CAATGAATGCATACGTAGACCTTCGCCGTTCTCAAGGTCGTAGGCCCTTTATTGATGCTCCCCATTTTGAACTTATGTAATAACAAATGTATTACTTTGTCCTTATGGTGTATTTAGGTACAGCTAGAGAGTTAATATCAGAGGGCAAAATGGTGTTTGACAATATAGAGCATTGTAATTACTACGCTAGAGAGATAACCAGACGTTACAGTTCACACGGTATAGCTCCTGAAGACAAAGTTGTAGCGTACTGTTTACCTAAAGTGAAAGAAAAACAATGAGCATTGAATATAGGGGAGAGACATTTGCAGGTTATAACAAGCCGAAGCGTACCTCTAATCACCCGAAAAAAAGTCATGCCGTACTTGCAAAAGAAGGTACAACCATTAAGCTCATCAGGTTTGGTGAACAGGGAGCGAAGACAGCCGGGAAGCCAAAAAAAGGTGAAACCGACAAGATGAAGAAAAAACGTGCGTCCTTTAAAGCAAGACACGGTAAAAACATAAAAAAGGGAAAACTTAGCGCAGCATATTGGGCTAATAAAGTAAAATGGTAACAAGCTATAAAGGATAAATATCATGGCAACTACTACACTAACACAAGGTATTGAAGAATATCAAACCGACATTACATTTGGTAATGGAATTGACGTAACAGGAACAGGTACTTTTTCTGATTCTATTACAGGTACAGGAACTCTACACTCCTTTGGTACACGTAAAATCCAAACGTTTGTAGGAACTCTTGCAGGTACAGACACTGCTTCTGCTTATGCAGATGGAGACTGCTTAGTAGAACTAGGCACACTAGATACATCTACTCCATCAGGTATTGTAACCCCTACTAAGTTCTTTATTCATCGTGCATTAGTATTTATTACTACTGTCGCAGGACCAACACTTGTAGGTGGACTAGCACTTAATCCTACATCAGGTATTGCTACTAATGCTGCTGTTGTATCTTCAGGCACAGAGATTGTAGGTGCAGGAGTTGCATCATTTAATCCACGTATTTCTGCTACTGACTCAGTAACTGAAGTTGATCTTGATTTGGATGCAGCAGGGTATCATATTTTTGATCCCCTAGTACAAGCACCTATTGCAAATACAAACTTGTATGTATTTTCTACTACCACTCTTAATGGTGATGCTTCTGCAGGTAGATTTACTGTTGAGTTAGAATACTCAGTACATTAATTTGCTACAATAAAAAAGGAGAGAGTTACTAATGTCAGGACCAACTAAGATATCTGTAACTCCTCCTTTAGGCAAACGTAACTATCGTAAAGAATACGATAACTACCACGCCTCACCAGAGCAAAAGAAAAAGAGAGCCTCACGCAACGCTGCACGTAAACGCAGTGCAGCAAAACCGGGGCAGGACGTTCATCACAAAAATGGCAATCCTTTAGATAACAGGAAGGGCAACTTAGCTGTTGTATCCCCTAGCTCTAATAGATCGTTTCCACGTGATCGTAACGCTAGGAAAACGTAACGGGAGTTAAAACACAATGGTTGACCAAGCCGCATTGGTAGGAGAACACTTAGGATGGGCTGTAGAAGACGCAGTTACTCTAGGTGATACTGCTACTACACACGTAGTTTGCACTAACGCTAAGATGGTGCTTATTGAGACAAGTCACGCTTTAGATATAGGTTTTTCTACAGCAGAAGCTGACATTACAGATAACGATATTATGTTACCTGCTGGTGTTCACAGTCTTGTTGTACCTAAAGCTATAGGTAACGCTACAATTTTAAACTATAGACGAGGTAGCAGTACAAGTACGCTAGTTCGTGTTGTATTGACATAAAGGGGATAACACAAGATGGCTAGTAAGTTAACACAGTGGATTAATGCCAGTTTAAAAAACAAAGGTATGACCGCTAAACAAGCACAAAAGAATGCTTATAAGTACAAGAGTATTGCTGCAGCTAAAAAGGCAGGGTCTTTGTACTACAAAGATAAGAACGGTAAGATAATGATTGCCGCTTATGCGGAGGACTTAAAAAACATTCCTAAAGTCAAACCTAAAGTCAAACCTAAAGCTGATCGTAAAGATGGCTTACTGAGTAAGAGTGGCAACCCTACACAAGGTCCGGGTAATCGCGGAATGCGTGAAAAAAAGATTACTACAACTACCCTCCCCAAAACTTCAACAGCTAAACCTAAACCTAGCGTAGAAGCCCTTGTTAAACCGTCTAAACCTGTACAGCCTAGTGGTGGTGGCAATGGTAAAGCTAAACCTACAACAAATTCAGCAAAGCTTGACGCTTGGAAAGCAGGAGATAAAAGTCTTAGTTCTAAAGAGCAATTTCGTTTAGCTAAATGGGCTGAAAGAAACGACTTAAGTGTTCCTAGAGACTTAGCTAAAGACCGTGTTAGACTTAGCCTTAAGACCTCTAAAAACAAAGGTGGTCCTGTAACTAAGAAGCCTAAAGGTGCTTACGCTGCAGGTGGACTAAAAGCTACATCAGCTAATCAAGTAGGTCTAAAAAGGCTACCAAAAAGTGTCCGTAATAAAATGGGTTACATGAGTAAGGGTGGTATGACCACTAAGCGTAAGAGGTAAGAATTTATTGCATAACGGGATTGCACTCTTGTATGTAGTCCTTTAAGGCAAAGCATGGTATAACTGTCTGTGGTAATACATAGAGGAGATATACCATGTTTAAAAGACTTATTAAAGCACTACAAGAAAGTCAACAACGCAGAGTACAATACTGGCAGCTAAACAATATGTCAGATAAAGCTCTAAAAGATATTGGAGTCACACGTGGTGAAATCAAGCAGAAGTTCTACGGGAAAGGCCAAGTCTAAGGTCAATGCAGCGGGTAACTACACGCAACCGGGAAAGCGCAAACAAATTTTTAACAGGATAAAAGCTGGTGGTAAGGGTGGTGCGCCGGGGCAGTGGTCTGCACGTAAAGCACAAATGGTTGCTAAAGCTTATAAAGCTGCAGGTGGTGGGTATAAGTCTTAATGGCAAAACAAAAAGACCCAAAGCTAGGAACAGGTAAAAAACCTAAAGGGTCTGATCGTAGGCTATACACTGACGAGAATCCAAAAGATACTGTACCGATTAAGTTTGGTACAGTAAAAGAAGCAGAGGCTACAGTTAGAAGAGTAAGAAGATCAGGTAAATCTTTTGCAAGAAAAATACAAATCTTGACAGTTATGGAACAACGTGCTAAAGTTATGGGCAAGAAAGCAGTTGTTGCAGTTGCTAAAAGAGCAAAAGAAAGGTTAAGAAAAGAGAATGCCTCATCTTCAAAGTAGTATACCATATTTCAAAGCTTGGGTACGTAGAGAGTACACTAAGAATATGGAAGAGTATCATGGCGAGTTTTTACACTGTATGGTTATTGCAGTTACTACGATGCCAAACAGAACGTTAAGCTTTCAAGTTATCTTTACAGGTTGTGAATCTGACTTTGATGACTCACAAAATGTACACGGTGGCGCAATGTGGGCTAGGATGCCGCTTACAGCCCTTGTAGCGGATACTCCATTAGAGGAGTGGCCTAAAGAGTTACCGCCATATCTTGCACAGCCTTGGGATTGTATGTCTCACAATCATGCTGTTTATAAGTTAGAAAGGGCTACTCCTTCTCCTTGGATTGCAAAAGTTGATGGAGAGTTTTACCCTGCTAAGTATTACTTTACTGTAGACTATACAGACAGTGAGGTAGCTGATGACCCTGCCCAACATAAACAATCTCATGTATTAGAGTTGTTAGATGCAGGAGAATACACAGGTAACATTGTTGCGTTGCCTAATAATAGAGTGAGGGTAACTCACCCTGCTTGGTTTGAAACAGGAGAAGGTGCGCCTGACTTTAAACCTAATCAGAATGTGTTTCATTCTAAAGAGGATACGTCTTACGTTTGGGATACAGAAAGAGTTTTTAACAATCTTTATAAAGAGGACTAATACAATGGCGATGAAGAAAAAAGGTTATGCACGTGGTGCAATGATGAAGATGAAGAAAAAAGGTATGGCACGTGGTGGTGCTATGATGAAAAAGAAAGGCTACTCTAAGGGCGGTTCTGCAGGTATGACTTTAGCTAAAATTCGTGCAGCAGCTAAAGCAAAAGGTTACAAGTTGGTTAAAATGTCGTAATGGCCTTAGCAAAAAGTCAAAGAAGCCTTAAGTCTTGGACTAAACAAGGTTGGAGAACTAAAAGTGGTAAACCTTCTACTCAAGGTCCAAAAGCTACGGGAGAACGTTATCTCCCAGCTAAAGCTATTAAATCTATGGACCCTAAAGCTTACTCTGCGTCTTCAGCTAAAAAAAGATCGGATACGAAAAAAGGTAAGCAGTTTTCTAAACAACCTAAGAAAGCTGCTAAAGCTGCCAAGCCGTACAGGAGAGTAACATGAGTAGGGTACTAAACGAAAAGCAACAACTCTTTATGCAGGTCTTGTTTGACGAGGCGCAAGGTGATGTTGTACAAGCTAAGAAGCTTGCAGGGTACTCAGACGGGTACGCTACTAAGATTATTGTAGAGAGCTTAAAAGATGAAATATTTGAGGCTACAAAAACTTACATGGCGCGTCTTGGGCCTAAAGCTGCGGTTGCTTACGGTAGTGCTTTAGTTGACCCTACTCAGCTTGGCATTAAAGAAAAGATGGTTGCAGCAGGACAGATATTAGATCGTGCTGGTGTAGTTAAGACTGAGAAGGTTGCAGTAGAGGCTAGTGGTGGATTGTTTATTTTACCGCCCAAAGAAAGTAATGATGACTAAACACTTTGCATTTAATGACTTAGGTTATTGGATGCTACCTAAGCCTAAGAAACTACGACATTGGGAGAGAATACCAAGGCTAGTTAAGTTTGTACCTTTTGGTTACGAGATAGACCCAAACGATGAACGTTGGTTAAACCCTATTGAGAAAGAGTTAGAACTATTAGAGCTTGCAAAGAAGCACTTAAAGCAGTACAGTTACAGAGAAGTTTCTGCTTGGCTCACTACACAGTCAGGCAAAAGCATATCTCATATGGGCTTAAAGAAGAGAGTAGACCTTGAGCGAAAACGTAAAACAACTGCTAGAATCAAACGCGAGCTTGCCAAAAGGCTCCAAGAAGCGATCACGCAGTACGAAACGCTTGAAAAAGAAAGAACAGGCTACTACACCTGTCCAGCCGAGTAAAAATGTTTCACGTGAAACAATTCCAGCCACAGTAATACCTGC